TGGCTTAACGCTGAAAAACAATACAATGAAACTAGAATAGAACCTAAAATAACATTAGCAGATATTTCATTAACAAAAGTTAAATTAAACTGGCAACCAAAACAAGATCTAAAAGAATGGGTATTATCATTTTATGGTTTGTCCTAATTGTGTTAGTCCATATAAATGTAATGGCCCCCATGTTTTTGCTTTGAGCGACAAAGTTTACAAATGTGAATACGGATATTTTATTTTAAAAGACGAATGGGTTTTTGTGCCAATAGAAACTGAGTTCTCTTCTGATACTTTATTTACTATTACTAATACTTTGAGAAATTTAAAGGAAAAAATAAAATGATTAAATATTACATATTATCGCTTCTTAGGGCAGATCGAAAACATATTGTAGAAAACAACATACAAAAATTTCCATGTTTTGAAGTAATCAAATCTATTAACGGATACGATGTTGATGAAACATTGAGGGCTTTCAAGGCTAGTGGTCTTGTATATCATAGACTACATTATCCGACATATGGTACTCTAGCTAACTTTCTAACAAAATATAATGCCATTAAACATCAAATAGAAAACAATATTCCATTTATGTGCTTCATAGAGGACGATCTTGAATTACATGATGAGTTTGTTTCACATATAGAGGATTGTATTTCTCTTTTTACACCAGATATAGACGTAATCAGATTGGCATTATTAGGAGATGGTTATGTAACTTCATTAAATGGGGCAATCAATATTAAGAATAATATTGATAAAAAGGGTATAGTATGTAATATAGATAATCAGATACGTTTTAATTCTGGTAATGAGTTATATTATCCAAATTCTCCTTGGAAATTATTAGTTCCATGTAATAAGGGTGATTGTCTAAAAACTAGTGAAATTTCTATAGCCGATCTAATGAATAGAATTAATTCTAAATGGATACTTGACAATGGTGTAAAGTCGTGACTTGACAGTAGACGATGATAGGGTAGAATGAATCTGTAGTTTGGGAGTGTAGACCAACGGCAGAGTCAAAGGACTTAAAATCCTTAAAGTGTGGGTTCGAATCCCACCGCTCCTATTATTGCCCGCATAGTATAATGGTATTACAGTTGATTTGTAATCATCGGAAGGGGGTTCGATTCCCTCTGTGGGCTTTGATCGGGAATGGTGTAACGGTAGCACAAATGACTTTGGATCATTTTGTCTAGGTTCAAATCCTAGTTCCCGAATTATTCCGAGATAGCACAACGGTAGTGCAAGCGGCTGTTAACCGCTAGGTTACAAGTTCGAATCTTGTTCTCGGAGCTTATTGTAATCTACTATTTCTTTGCAAAGTCGTATAAATTCTTTCGTAGTTAAATCATGTTTAGCTTGATTAGCTTCTTTACAAAGTAGTTGGCAGTTATCTATATTATTTGACCCCCCTTTAGATCTTGGAACTATATGATCTAATTGATAAGTTGATGGCTTCATTAAATTTATAGGTCTACCAGTTAAAGAGCAAATCGGATTATCTCCAACTTTATTTAAGAATTCTTGTACCGTAAAAGACATATTGTTATATACTCCTTTGTCTATTATAGAAAATGATTCTATTTTTAATCTTAATATCCTATTAAGTGTCTTATTTTCTGTAGACAATTTCAATAATGGTTTATCGTATTTATACTTAAAGTATTCTATTTTTCTAACCAATGGATGCTGCTTAGATCTATTCGATATTCTTCTATTTGCAGTTTTATCCTTTTGTCCCTGACCACAGTGATAAGCAATAGTTCCTTTAGAGCAGTTTAATTTTTCTTGTATTTGCCTGTATGAATAACCTAAATTTCTTAATTCTAATATTTGGTCTTTGAATTTCATAATTCGAACCTCCAGAATACTATACACAAAATTTGAACCATAGTGACAAAAAAAATCTCAAGCATCTGATTGACAAGTACCGATAACCGTTGTATACTACCATGTATGACACATTGGAGTAATGAAATGAATCAAAAAACCAAGAAAATTATTACTGATTTAATATGTTGGTCAGAAGAATATTTAGAAGGTCTTGTTCTTGAATTGGAACATGGAGATATGGACTGTGAAGACGAAGAGCGTTTATCAAGTCTAATAGAACAGGTTACTCAAAGTATTGAAGAGGCAAAAGATCATTTATCTACAAGCACAAAGAGGTAAAATAATGATTAATTGTTTTAGTAATGTTATTGGTCATAAAGAAGCACAAGACCTAGTTATTGATCTTAATCAGATGAAGTCTGATGAGTCTGAGGGTTTTTATATTAAGTATGACAAACATCAAGATTATTCCAAAGACGACAACTATTTGGTAGTTGGAAATGTTACGCAAGAGGATTGGGACGAACTCAATCTTGATATGGATTTTATGGAAGCTGATATTATTTAATTGGAGAAAAGAAATGACAGTACAAGATTTACGCAATGCTGGATATAAAGTAAGAGTTCTACATAGTCGTATATATGATGGAAAATTGTCTTATCAAAAATTACTATTTAAGTTATCTGATCCAGAACCAAAGGGTGGATATACAAAAGTAGTTATTGATTCTCCAAATGGTGAACATTTTGTTGGTGATGCTACGTGTAGTAGTAATGATAACTATAATAAGAAGCTTGGTTTAAGAATTGCTATTGGTAGGTCTGGAGTTTTAAAGTCTATTACCAGCATATGAACATGCTAAAAATGGTTTTATTTGAGATAACTTATTTTACAATTGTCTGTGTTTCTGGTCTGTTTTTAGGTTATTATAGCATTAAAATTGGAAAATATTATATCATTGAACAAGCTGGAATTATGTTGAATATGATATTTAATATAGAAAATGGCTATTATGAGCTTTAAATGATATGAATATACAAACTTTTTTATTTAATTGGCCCAATCAAATTCAAAATACGAAATATAAAATTGAACAACTAAAAAAAATAGATGTAAAACCAATCATCATAAATAGCGATGATACATATAATCACATAACTGAGTGGTATAACATTGGTAATGAATGTTATTTTGGTAAACAATTTGAAAAGGCTATAGAGTTATTTGATGGAGATGTTCTTTTCCAGATTTTAGCTGATGCTTCATATGAAGAATGGTCAAGGTTATACACAGATGCAGAAAAATACTTTCATGATGTCAATTGTGGAATATACGCACCAAATGCTAACTATACTGGATGGACTCCAGATAGATCAGATATAGAAGATTTATATACAAACGATAAGAAAGTCAAAATTGTTGTCAATACTGATTGTATCTGTTGGTTTATACATAGAGATATTATTGATCTATATAAAGAAAGAAATCTCAATCTAGGCAAGTATAAACTTGGCTGGCCTTGGGATAGTACTTTATGTGCAATATCCCATCTTAATAAAAGATATGTATTACGAGATTATGGTCATACAGTTATGCATCCAAGATCAACAAACTATAATCCAAAAGAAGCTGTAAATGAGCTGCTTGATTCATGGAAGTTACTACCAAAAGATATAAAGTATGCATTTGACCTTATGTTCAATGACAAATATCTATTAAAAAAATTATACCTTGGAATCAAATAAGCATGAAACAGGCTATCGTCACTGTGGCACTTAGAGATAAGTTTTTAGAAGTTTTAGATATGACTAAAGATAGTCTAAAAAAATATGCCAATAAATGTCATTCAGATTTTCATATAATTACAGACGCAAGAATAACAACTGGAGACACTTGGAATGATGCTACTTTTGAAAAATTTCAAGTAAAAACATATCTAGAAGAATATGATAGAGTTGCATTTATTGATTGTGACTGTTATATTTCTGATGGCTGTATTAACTTATTTGAATTTACACCAAGAAATCATTTTGGCGTTTGTGTTTATTATTACAATGACTTTGGAAATAACTATGAACATTACAAAAAATGTAAACCACAATGGGAATCCATAACCGGAATAGATTTTGTTGGAGGAAATTCTGGAATTTTTGTTTTAGATAAAGAGCATACACGTATCTTCAATCAGTCAATATCTATTGATGATCTAAGAAAAATCCATCTAGGAGAACAATCGTATATATTATCTATGCCAAAATATATGAATATTGATTATTTTAATTTTGCATCTAGTGCAAATAAAAAACATCATATTAATATTTGGGATAAATCACTCAATGGTACTATGCTTAATAATGGTATCATACATTTTATGGGTGGCATGAATAAGATTGATAGAATTAAGAATTATATACAAGCAACAAAAAACTAAACTATCTGCTTGACATGGACGATAACCATGTTATAATCACGGAAGTTCGACAAATAAATTTTCTCTGAGGACGCGATAATGAAACTTCATGCTGGTATTAACACGATTGAAAAGTCTGGTGATTTTGAGGAAAGCCAGTTCAGTATCGAGGCATCTGCCAAGGCTTTCTTTATTCTTTCTGATGGTCTTTATTCTAATAAGATCCTTGCAGTAGTTCGTGAGCTTTCTACTAATGCTTACGATTCTCATGTAGATGCTGGCAAGAAAGATGTTCAATTTGACGTTCATCTTCCAACTAGGCTTAATCCTATATTTTATATTCGTGACTACGGCACCAGCATGAGTCATGAACATTGTATGGAACTTTATACTACTTATTTTCGTAGCACACGTAATAATAGTAATGACGCTGTTGGTTGCTTGGGTCTTGGTAGCAAGGCACCGTTTGCATATGGTGATAGTTTTACTGTTGAAGCATACCTCGATGGTACTCGCCGTCTTTATAATGCCTATAAGAACGAGGATGGTAATCCAGTATTTTCTTTGATGGATACCAGCGAAACCAATGAAGCAAATGGCATCAAGGTTTCAATTAGTGTCAATGAGTATGACATAGATCGTTTTGTGCGTGAGGCACGTAAGGTCTATGAATTCTTCAATGTTAGACCAAATTTTATTGGCGAAGAAATTTATTACGATGCTGAGAATAAGACTCTTAGTGGTGATAACTGGTACTTTGATGATAACGATGATAAGAACTATATCATCATGGGGCAAATTGCATATCCTATCGACCATAATCAAATTATAGTTGATGGAATTGATTCATCCAAGAAGAACAGTAGATTTGTTGAATATTCTAGTGGTCTTAGGATCATTGTTAATATTGGAGATGTTGATATCACTCCAAGTCGTGAGTCTCTTTCTTATAG